TAGCAAGCTGACCTCCTTATATTGAAAATAGGCTAACTTTTGGGGAATTAGTTAGCCCATTTTTTTGCAGAGAAGGCATTGACCACCTAATGCCTTACGCCAACCATAACTTAAAGTTATGTAACAGGCCACAACTTTTCTTTAACTAACTTAACGATTTCGTCATCAATGTCCGTTTCTGTGGACTTGGCATAATCTTCTAAAAGCGAAATTACCAAAGATTTGATCGCGTTGGATTTGACGAAAAACTTCAGTATTGGCTTGATAAATCGAATCATTTTTTGTAATATATTCTTCCCAACTTTAGACAAGTTTGCTAGTTTTAGCAAAAAGGTCTTTTTATGGAAGAACTAGAAGAAGAAAAACAAAGGCCGAATATTGTTGCAACTTTCGTCCAGCTTGTCGTTCTTGGGTGGTCTTTGGCGGTCATTTCTTGGTCATACTATAACCCGAATCCCGTAAGACAAATCGACACGACCTTTGCGGCAGGCTTGCTTTCGGGCGTCCTTACGCAATTTGGGGTTGACCTGAAAAGTAAGAATAATGACAAAAAAAAGTTACAAGGTAAAGTTAATATAGTAGACAATAAAAACTCGAAAGTAGGTATCAAATGAAAAAATTACTTCCTATTTTATTTTTGCTCCCATCCGCAGCAATGGCCGATATGACGTCAACAATTACCTCATCTGTTCAAATTGATGTTCAAGCCGCCGCATCCGCAGTTGAAAAAGTTGCAAATTCTTATTCGGTTTCTGGTTCAGGGGTCGAAACTACTGACGGAACCACTGCTGGCGTTATAGGCGGACTAGGCGATGTCACAGATGGTATAAATGCTTTTACTACAATTACAGCAAGTCAGCTAACAGACGGTGAAAATTTCACGTTCCAGCAATCTTATTTGGAAGGGGATTCGTCTCCCTCATCTGCGGTTACAACGGGGGAAGTTGCTAATTTCTCAAATATCACATCTACAGCGGCGGGCGTTTTATCTGATGGCGCGGCAACAATCGACAACCATGTAATCACAGTTACAGGGGGTGGCGCTGGTACTTCGATAACTGGTCAATATGTCACTACGTTGACCGTGGATTGATGAATCATGCGCAGGCTATTATTTGTATTTTTATTTTATGCAGTGCCTAATTATGCGCAACCCGTTACGCCAAATTTTACCACCGGCACGATGTCATCTACGACAAATACAACTACTTCTATCTCAGAAAGTATTGTTTCGACAGACTACTTTGGAAACTCATATGAATATTCAGTTACAGGAGTCGGGATTTCTACGGATGGCGGTGTTGCACCAAATACAACAGATGTTTCGGCAACGGTCAATGGTCAACAATATACTTATACGGGGTT